ATCCCGAACCTCAATTCAGCAGGGCATATTCGGATTGGCGCTTTCTTGATCAATTTCGGAACGCTGCACGTCGGCAATATCACGGGGGCCGCAGGCAATGGCGGCTCGGTATCCTTTGACCAGGCATTCGGTTCTGGCACGCCGTATGTCTTTCCCATCGGTCGCAACCAGCCCCTCAATAGCACGAATGGCGCTTTTGCCGTCTATGTGCTCGACGGCAGCATAAGCACATCCGGATGCACTCTGTGGGCGCAGGAGTGGGGCACGCTGGTCCAAGACCTTTATATTGACTACATCGCCTTCGGTATGGCTTGACGGCGGTGCGTATAATACGATAGACGCTTTGGGCATGGAAAACACATGCCCCGAGTGTGGCGCTTCGTTCGCCCGCAAACACCATCGCCAGGTCTTTTGCACGCCCGCGCACAAGACACGCTTCTACAACGTCCAGTGCAAGCGGGGCGTCGTGATGGGGCCGCTTCTGGCCGTGTGGGCGCGCGGCCGTCGCAAGCCGACCGAACAGACCCGCTATGCCTTTGCGCAAATGTGCGCGCTCGAAAGCGAATGGGCGCGGGAAGACAAGGCGGCCGGCCGCAATCCGGCGCTTGTCGTGGCGATCAAACAAGAGCTCGGATGGATCGCGGCGGACCTTTAGTCCACCTTGCGATAGCGCCGACCGCGCCAACCCCCGGCGGCGCGAATCGGCCAATCGTGCGCCCACTCGGGCATGACCATCATGAGCCTTTCGAATTCCTCGATGCTCCCCGCGCCAATCGGCACCTCGCCGACGTTTTCGTCATAGACGTGCAGAACCATCGGATACCCGGCGAGACGCAATAGCTTGATGCTATGGCGCTGAATGTCATGTGCGGTGGCCTGGACGATATTTTCTGTCAGCCGGCCCCCATAGGTCTGCATCGTGACCCAACCCATGGGACCATATTGCGGGTTGCTGTTCCACGTGTTGTAGGTGATCGCATATTCGCTCGGATCACGTTGCGACGGGCTTAGGCGCGGATTGTGATAGGTAAGTTCGCGCCCCGACAAGAGCCGGATGATCAGCGCGTCGCCTCGCATATAGAATTTGATCCCGCGATAATCGAACGTCGCGCCAGGGTGCAGAATGGCTAGGATCGCCATGCCTTCGACGCCATAATACTCTTGCCGACGGTCACGATCCCACGGACGTCCGCGGTGCTGGCCGCCCCACATCTCGACAATTGCCGGCGACGCCTCGCGCCACGCCAGAATGTGGCCCTTGATCTCGTCTTCGGTGAACGTCCCGGAGTCATCGAACCGGAGCCAGGCGGCCAGCCAACCCCCAAAACCAAGCCCGAGCTCTGCCACCTTGCCGATCTTTTGCCGGTCAGGGTGATGCGCGCCGGTCCGCGCCTTGTGCTCAAGATACACATCGAGCGGTGTGCCCGTGATCTTGGACGCGCTCAAATAATAGATCGGGAGGTTGTCCCGGAATGCATCGATGCGCCATTGCTCGCCGGCCATCATGGCGATAACCACCGCCTCAATGGCGCTATAGTCCGACGCGATGAGCTCATAACCGTCGCGCGCCACGAAGAGTCCGCGGAGCACGCCCGAAATGCACAAGAGCGCATCGCCGAAATAGTGCTCGACTAGCTGAAGGTTCCGGCACGACATGACGTCAAGCACGGACTGGACATACTCCGGAGCCCATTTGCCCGGCTTGTTCTCGGCAATCGTCCCGCACCAGGGGCAAACTATGTGCCGTTCCGCAAAAGGGGCCTCACAGGCGACGCACAGACGCAGCGGAGGGCCTGCCTTGGGCAAGTTGAGGGGTTGAGGGCCTTCACCCGTCGGGCGGCCTGTACGGGCTCCGTGATGCTGGAGAAGGTCACGCAGGCGATCATCTCGACACGCCTGATTCTCCATCGCATAGAGCTTTTTGACGCTCGCCGATCCAAGTAGCTGGCGCACCTCAAGGACGCGCCTGGCGTCCGCCGGCATGAACGGATCGAGAAGGGCCGCATCCACCGCATCGGCGTCCATCGAGCGCATATGGACGCCTCGCGAACGCAACCAGCCCTGCAACTGCTGAAGTTGAGTCGGCTCGATCCCGCCGGTCAGGTCGCGAAGCTCCTGGCCATATTGCGCGTGCGCCTGTTCCAACACGGCGATACAGTCGCGCACGGCAGCGCGGTCGATTCCTAGCCCGCGGTGATTGATCTCCTGATCGATCCACCAGAACAGCAGTTCGTCGGGCGTCATTTCGGGCATACGGGTCGCGGCGCCGTCTTCGGCAATCACGTCCGTGTCGCAGTAGGCACAAAGCCGCTCGAAGTCGGCCGGATCGTCTTGCGGCCGGATGCGCGTCCGGGGGTCTTTCTTGGTCGGATCGCGCGGCATTGAGAATTTATCCAGTAGCCGCTTGCCGTCCTTGTCCTTGGGCACGGGAAGGCGCAACACCTCGGACAGATCGCCCAATGCGCCAGGGTATTGGTTGACGCGCGCCGTGGCCATGCTGCAGCGCTGTTGATAGGGATTGAGGGCCGGCCAGCCATGCCGGGGCGTAAGCACGTTCTCCCATATCAAGCGCTCAAACATGGCCTTATGCGATTCAATCGCTCCGCCCTGTTCGAGCCAGCGCATCAAGTCCGCCGGCGGCGGCTCGCCTGGACGCCAGCGCTTCACCTCTTGACCGGGCAGCATATACGAGGCGGTCAACACCTCCGTCGTCGGGTGCTCGCAATAGGCGGCGGTTCCTACCGCCCTGATCCCCTTATTGCGTGCGCCAGGGGGCGCGCCCCATTTGCCGCGCTCTTCGTCCCATATGAAACCAGCTTCGCTATAGGTCTCGACGTCAAAACGCGCGGCTAACATTCCATGTATGCCTCTATGAACCCCTGAGCTTGCGCGATGTTGATCGCGTTACCATAGCCGCGCAATCGTCCCACTCGGGCGGGAGCCCCATGAGCCAGCGGGAATGTGCCGGGTTCAACTGGCCGCCATTTTCCATCCCGGCAGAAGAGCCAGTCAGCATCTCGCCAGAGACCGTTAGTCGGGCCGAAGTTGCAAGGTTCGCCTGCCGCGGTAACTGGTCGAACCGTTCCGAACCGTCCGCTCTCGGCCTGATGTCCACCCCGCTGTCCTTCCAGTCTCTGGTGGTGGTGGTGACCCATCCCGCCAACGCCGCATCCGCCGGCAGCGCCCCGCCCGCTTGGTTCGGTCCCCCGTGCGACCCGTCCGTCGCCCTCGGCGTGTTCCACCCGGCCAGATGACAAGCCTGTCCTAGGGGAAGCCCCGCCCCGTTGCCATTCCCGTGCTTCGCCTTCAGCCGCTCCAGCCGCTGCATGTGCTTCTCGGGGTCCGCGAAAACGTTCATCGCCTGCGCGTCCGGCGTCGGCCACCCAATACAGTCGCTGTCGGATGTGCGGCGCGCCGAAGCCCGCAGCGCAGGTATCGACCGCCCCGAAGGCGTAACCCGCGCCTTCCATGTCAGCCGATACAAGGTCGAGCCAACCGAGGCCGTCCTTGCTCGCAACCTGTTCGCCAAACACGACTGGAGGACGGCACTCTCCGATGAGATGGAAGAACGCGGGCCAAAGGTGCCGCTCGTCATCAAACCCGCCGCCTTTGCCTGCCGCGCTGAAAGGTTGACAGGGGCAAGACCCGGTCCAGAGGGGCCTTTCGTCAGGCCAGCCAGCAAGACGCGCAGCAAGCGGCCATCCTCCGATTCCGGCGAAGAAATGGCATTGAGTGTAACCTTCAAGGTCATTGGGCTGAACGTCCACTATCGAGCGGCGATCCACGACGCCGAGCGGAAGGTGGCCGCAGCGGATCAGCGACTCAAGCCAATCCGCCGCGGCGTTGTCGAATTCATTGTAGTAGATCATGACGACGCGTAGGCCATCCCAATTGCGCACGCATAGATGATCAGGCCTAGAACGGCGGTGATCAGGGCGGCATCGACCGCCATCCAGAAAAACCGATTCATGCCTTGGGCCTCGCAATAAGGGTTTGCGCCACGCCGTCGCGCATTTCGTGCGCCTTGATCGTGGCTTTGACGGTGATGGCTCCGCGATCCCAACCTTTGGAGCCCTTGTAGACGATCACGTTGCCGTCGGCGTCGTGGCAAATGTTGACATAAAGGTTGCCGAACTCGCTGGCGAAAGTGAGGACGTTTTTGACCGTCAACGAGAAGTCCCGCCGCTCGCCCACAGAGCCCACGTGGCGGCTTGTCGCGGAGTCGTGAGCCTTTTGCTCGGCCCGGCGCGCATCGCGCTCCACGGCGTAGCCCTCGGCCTTGGCGAGCGCTTCCCGGAGCAATTGGGTAATGCGTTGCGACGGTGCGCCCCAATGCCCAAAACCCCGCTCGCATTCACGCCACAAGAAATTGCCGTAATCGCCTGTCGGCCAACGGACTTTGGCGGGGGCAGTCGTGCACGTGCAATGCGGCCGACCGTCAAGGCAGGCTTCGGAGTGATCAGGATAACCGTCGTCGCCCATGATGCATTGCGGCCCAAGAACCGATTGCGCGGCAAACTCGCCCTCCTGGCGATAATATGCAATGAGGCGCTTGCCGTCCGGATTGTCGGCCAGCCATTGCTTTGCGCGCTTGGCATTGGCTCGCATGTGAATGGAGTGCTTGACGGCGTTATCGTAGGCGTCGGGATACTCAATGTCGGCTCGCATTGCCCTGATCTCCTAAGTTGACGGGGCCATCATATTGACTTTGACGGCCCCGTCAATCTCATTCTAGCCCACGACGTAACCTTGCTCCACCAATTGCGCATGGGTCCAGCCTTGCGCGATGAACGCAT